AAAAGGTGCTTAAAACCTATCGCTCAAGACTTGATGATGTGAAGAGGGAGCGCCCGGAGCTTGGCTGGGAGTGGCAGTTTTCAAATCCCTCTATTCCCGGGTACGGGGTTGATGTTTGGTGGCAGAAGTCCGACCAGAAGCATTGGTTTGTTAAGTGCCGAAAGTGCCGGAAAGAGCAGTACATGCGGTTTCCGGACAATATTTGCTTTGAAAGGGAGGTAAAGATTTGCTCGAAGTGTCACCAGCCGATTACCAGAGAAGATCTTCAGAAGGGGAGATGGGTTAACAAGTATGACCGGAAGGAGATTTCCGGCTATTGGATTTCTCAGATGATGGTGCCCTGGATTACGGCCGACGGGATTATTGAGAAATCTACCGGGGATCAGGATGTTTTTCACAACTTTGTTCTTGGCTTGCCTTATGTTTCAAAGGATACTTCTGTTTCCCGCGAATCGATTATTAGGTGCCTTTCTCCGGGCTACAATCCGCGCACCAATGTGGCCATCGGGGTTGACAATGGCGTTAAGAAACATTATGTGGTTGGCAATAAGTATGGCATTTTTAAAATTGGCGTGACTGAGGATTGGGCGGAAATTGAAAGGTTGAGAAACCGGTTTAATGCGGTGATGGTTATTGATGCCCTTCCCTATCCTACTACTCCCCGCAAGTTGGCTGATAAGTACCCGGGCAAGGTTTTTGTCCATTATTACCAGGCTGATCGCAAAAGCACGTCCATTATTCGTTGGGAGGGGGAGGTGGTTAAGTCTGACCGGACTAAAATTATTGATGCGGTTGTGGCCGATATTAACGCGAAAGATGTTTTGTTTAACATGACGGAGAATGCCTTGGAGGAGTATATTAATCATTGGAGGCAAATTTATCGGATTATTGAGATGACTCCGCAGGGTATTAAGCGGCCGAAATGGGAAACTGGCGAGGGAAGGCCTGATCACTTTGCCCACGCGACTGTCTATTGGCGGATTGCCTTGGAGCAAACGCTTGGGCTGGGAACGATTGTTTCACCTGACGGGCCATCCGGAAACAAAGGTAAGAGCATTGAAATTAATGAGGATTTGACTGTTCCCGCTTTTGATGTGGAGGGCTTGAGCAAGAAGATCGGCCGGAACAGAAAAAAGTCGTGGAAGTCAATATAGGATATAATAATAGTATGAAAATTTATCAGTTTCCACCAGATGCTAAAATTCTTCAGCACTTTGTTAAGTATGATAAGCCAACTCGCTTTATCACTATTTTTCTTACGCCGTGTAAAACAGACGAACTTCGTTTGTTTCGGTGTATGAACTGTACCCGGCCCCTTTTTCAGTACGAGCACGAAATTGGGATGATTGTTGATTCGCCCGATCATCCTGATAGCAATTCAATTCAAATTAAGTGTTTGCGCTGCGGGCTTTTGTATCGGGTAATGTGGTAAAATATAACTATGGCAATTGATAGGGAAATTTCTATTGATTCCGGAGAAATTCGGGAAGAGGTTCTTTCTCGGGCTGATGCTCTTTCTCTTGATCTTTCTGAGGAAAAAATCCGGGATATTCTTCGGGTTAGGCTTGATAATGCCGAATCGTGGTGGAACAAGAAGCTTAATCTTAAAAAACTTCGGGATGAGAATGAGAAGCGGTGGCTAAACAAAAACCTTGAGGTGGCCCACGGAGACGATCTTTATGATTTTCAGGTTCCCTACCGAGACAATCGCATTTTTATCTCGATTGAAACATTGTTGTCTAATTTGGTTGCCAAAATTCCTGTTCCGGAGGTAATTGAGGCTTTTGATACTGACGCTTCCCGTGAGTTGGCGGAGAATTATGGCAAGGTTTTGTATCGGAAGGCCGAGGATATGTTTCTTAAAGGAAAGCTTCAGATGGCGGCCAGACATCTTTTGATGGGGAAAAGGGTGGGGATTCTTAAGGTTTATTGGGATTTTAGTGCCGGTCGGCTGGTTGGCGGCAAATACACTGGCGATGTGAAGGTGGACTTTGTTCTGCCGGAAAGAATAGTGATTGCGGAGGGAGCTGAAGATCCTGACGATATCCCAATTATTGCCGAAACAATGAAGGAAACAGTTGAGGAGCTGGTTTATAAGTTTCCTGAAAAGAAGGAGGAATTTTTGAAAAGGGTTGGGGCCAGAATGGGCAAAGAGAAGGTTGATATGGCGACTAAAGTTGGCTATCGGGAGATCTGGTTTACTTTCCTTGATTCTGATGGGAACAGGCGGGAGGGTGTTTGCTGGAGATATGGCGACCTGATTCTTGATTATGGCATTAATCCTCATTTTAATTACGATAATCGTGGTTCTAATTTTTTGGAAAGACCATACAAGCCGTATATTTTTTTCAATTTTTTGCGTTCCGGAAAACATGCTTATGATGATACTTCGTTAACGGAGCAGGCGGCAGTTTTACAGGATGTTTTGGAGAAGCGCGGTCGGCAAATTGTTGAAAGCGCTGACCAGGCGGTGGGAACTAGGATTTTTAATATTCAACAAATTGATGCCGGAGCGGCAGAGAAGTACACGGGCGATCCAAGACAGAATATTTTGGTTAAGGGAGATGTGAGAACGGCCTTTTTCCGGTTTCCGCCGGAACTTTTGCCAAGTTATGTTCTTGAAGATAAGTATGATGCTAGGCGGGAAATTGACAATGTTTTTGCTACTCACGCTCCGCTCAGGGGCGAGAAAACGGAATCGCCAACTCTTGGTCAGGAAATGCTTAGCCAGCGGTCTGATGTTGGTCGGCAGGTAACTATTTCCGAGGCGATTGAAAGGGGAGCCTTAATGGTTTACAAGCATATGACTCAGCTTTACAAGGTTTTTGCGAAAGAAGAGCACATTGTGAAGTATGTTGGCCCGGAAACAGGCCGAACGACTTTTGTCAATTTTAATCGTGATAAAATCGAGGATGGAATGGAAATTCGTATTCGGGCCGGTTCTATGAAGGCCGACGATAAGGTGACCGATAGAATTGAGGCGGTTGAGCTGGCCAAGACTGGTAAGCTGATTGATCCGCTTACTTTTGCCGAGAAGTGGCATATTGAAAAACCGCTTGAGAAAGCAAGGCGAGCTTTCTATTTTATGTTTATGCCCGATCGATACGAGGCGGAATTTTTGGGCGGTGGCGATCAGGGTGGCGAACAGGATGCGATGGCGGTCATTCAGCAGATTAATTCTGGTGAAAATGTGCCACCCAAGAAAAATGCGAGCAAGGAATATTTGGCTTTTTACAATCAGTTTATTAGGTCGCCCGCCTTTAAACAGCTTGATCCCGTTGTTCAGAGATTACATATTGAGCATTTACGGGGAACCACCCGTTTGGCAAGGGGGGGAATAAAAGAGGGCGGACAGAAAAAATCGGCTAACTTGCTAGATAAAGTGAGGGGGGTGTTTAAGAAAAATGCCTAAAGCATTAGAACGAAAATTGATGGCCCAAGCAAGAAAGAAGGGCTTTGGTAAAAAAAGGGCGGCTGCTTATGTTTATGGCACGCTTCGTAAAACTGGTTGGGTTCCGTCAACTCAGAACAAGCATTCAATGGCAAAGGCAGTGGCTAGGCGACGGGCAAAGGGGAAAAGGTAGGCTATTGACATAACACTTGACAAGCGTGTATAATAGCAGTCAGAGGTATAAACCCAGCAACTGGCTGGGTTTTTTGTTTTAGAATATTATGAAGTTTACAGACCGATTAACTACGGTAACGCAAGACGAAATTCTTCCCTCAGTGGTTGATGCCGTTCTGGGCGATAACTGGATCACCTACCGGATTCTCTCAAATGGTAAAAAGTGGAACGGTGAAACTCTTAAGCGACCCGTCAAGATTGATAAGTCTGACCTGGGTGGTTCTTTCTCGGGGCTGGACACTCACTCAACTTCAACTTTTGAAGATCGAGTAATGCTTCAATACTATCTTAAGGGATATGAGATGCCGGTGGTTATTCCCGGAATGGAAAAACTGGTTAACCGCACTCCGGCTCAGGTGATTAATTTGGTTAGGGTTGAGCTTGAATCCCGGCAAGAGGATGCGATGGACGATCTTGGTGATATGCTTTACGGTGACGGAACTGGTAACTCTGGAAAAGATTTTGAGGGGTGGGACAACTTAATTGATGATGGCACTACTGCCTCTACTATTGGTGAGCTTACACGATCAACTTATGATCCCTATCTTGATTCTACTAGAACCGCTTCTGGCGGAACAATGACTCAGAATAAGGTTGCTACTTTGCTCTCAGCTGTTTCTTCTGGTTCTTCTACTAGGAATAAGCCTAGTGTTTTGGTTTCAGATGAAACTGTTTGGGATTTGCAGGAATCGCTTTTGACTCCAACTCAGAGGGCAAATTATGATGCTTTTGGGTTGCCGGTGATGACTCGTCGATCCAAGGCGCCTATTAGGGCGGCAGAGCTTAAGGGTGCTTCTGGATATACCGCCTTAACTTTTCGCGGTATTCCTTGGCTTGCCGATGAGAAATGTACTTCTCAAACACTTTGGGCAGTTAACGAAGGTTTCATTAAGTGGTACGGGGCAAAGGATCCAGACTTGAAGTCAATTTCTTTGGGAACTGGTAATATTGATAGTGTTTATAACGACGCCCCGTCAAAGAATGTTGGCTTTCAATGGACGGGATTCATGAGGCCGATTAATCAATATGGTGAAGTTGCTCATATTTATTTGTTTGGAAACCAAGCTCAGTGGAATCCGAAAAGATCGGGTCGACTGACTGGCATTACTGGAGTATAATATAAGTAATATGTTTTCAGGAAACGCAGTCATATTCGAAGGAAACCCTTATGAGATGCATCGCTATCAGCGACATCAGAAGGGAGCTAGGCTTTACGCCTCAAACGGCGATATTTATCGCTATACTTATGCTGGCTCATCAACTGATTTTGTTGCTGGCAAATTGTATGCAGCTCAGGCCAAAAATACCAATCATCAGAATATTGCTCTTTCAGCAGCTGCTTCAGTTGGGGCGACGAAAATTATTCCAACGCTTGGGGCAACTGCAGTTGATGCTCATGAGTATGATGAGGGCTTTGTTGTTTTCAATGACAATTCTCCTGAGGGCGAATGGTATCAAATTACTCATCATGAAGCAGCTAATGCTTCTACTGCCTGCGACATTTATATTTCTCCGGCCCTTAAAACAGCGGCTACTACCAGCTCTGAGGTGACTTTGGTTCACAACACTTGGCATATTCCGGCCATTGGCCAGCTGATTACTAATCAGGCTGCTGGTATTCCCGTTCAAGATTGGGATGTTTCCAACTATGAGCGGTGGGGTTGGCTGAAAACTCGCGGGGTTGCCTCATGTCTAGTTGACACAACTGGTATTACGACTGGATATGTGGCCGCCATTTCTGACGAAGTTGATGGGGCGGTTGGAGTTTACTCAGATGTTGACGCAGAAGTTCCGGTGGGCCAGATGATTGCTACGGGAACAGCTGGCGAGTACAATCCAATCTATCTGTTTATTGACTAGGCGTATTGACGAGTTAATTCAGGATACGCAATGGAATTAAACCTCCTTGCGGGAGGTTTTTTTAAAAAGATGGCAAGAAAGAAAAAACTATCAGAAAAAGAGTTAGCTAAGGCTTTTGTTTATAAGGGCTATGATATGAGGTGGCTTAAATCGGTTAGAGATGAACATCCGGATGGTGGATTGGTTGATAAGTTTGAGAAGAAGTATGGAGAGATAAAGTAATATGGGAAAAGCACGAGATTATATGCCAGCATTAAGATTTGGTCACAAGATTTATCCCGAGGATATCGCGGGAATGATTGGTTTGCCCCATGTTGGTAATATTTATTATGTTGACCCCACCAACGGAAGCGATACTGCCAATAGTGGAAAAACACAAAATGATGCTCTTAAAACAGTTGGCACTGCTTATGGAAAAACGACTGACAACAATCACGATGTGATTGTTGTTGTTCCCGGAGAAGTTGGTTCTGGGTCCGGGACCTCGGAAACATCAGCCATTACTTGGTCTAATGATAATACACATTTGATTGGTTCTTCGGCGCCGGTAATGATCTCAAACAGGGCGAGGATTATTACCTCTACTGATTCTGTTGATCCTTGTTGGACGATTTCAGGGCAGGGAAATGTTTTTGCCAATGTTCAGATTGCCACTTATCAGGCCTCAAATGATGTTTTGGTCAGCTTAACTGCCAATCGCAATTATTTCAGCAATGTTCATTTTGCTGGTATTGGTCATGCAACGGCAGGTGATGATAGCACAGCCAGATCGCTTTCTTTAAGCGGGGCTGAGGAATGTGTTTTTAATCATTGTTACATTGGGGTTGATACGGTAGCCCGTTCAACCTCAAATGCCGAGATTGAATTGGCCAGCGCCTCTACAAGAAACATTTTTGAAGATTGTTTTATTTCTTCATTTGCTGATAATGCTGGCCATCTTTTCGTCAAGGCAGCCTCGGCTTCTGACATTGATCGTTTTGTTCTGTTTAAGGGCTGTGTTTTCCACAATGCTATCAATTCAACTGCTACTACCATGACGGTGGCAATGGATTTGCATGCTTCTGTCGGTGGATCTGTTCTTTTGTTTGATAGTTGGTTGTTTGGAGCTACTGATTGGGCAGACGACTTTACTAATGTTGAGGTGGCCGGTGGAGCTCAGGCTACCGGCAATACTGCTGGCTTAATGGTTGCCGCTGCCTAAGGCAACTGGCTTTCTGATTAACTTTCTTAATTTTCCTTTTGTGGTATAATTAATTGATGGCAAAATCATATATTACTGATAATACCGCCACCAATGTTGTTACCGGTCGTTGTTCTCGGGCAATTGTTCAGGTTAACAAGGACCTGACTGGAACAATTAAGGTAATTGACGGAACTTCCGGAACTACGGCTAATGTGGCAACCATTACCAACCCAGACGCTGGCGAGAAATATGAGTATTGGGATTTTGATGATGGGGTAAGAGTAATTGCCTCTGGAACTTGCGACATTACTGTTTCTACCGAGTCTGGTCGGGGGCATTAAATGGCTGATATTTATACTCATAATTTTAAGTTTCAAATTGGTGATGGGGGTCAGTTTGTTGAGGGCGACATTGAGTTTAATAGTGACGGCCGTGTTTCCTATCGGATTGATGAGAGTTCTGATCCGCTTTTAAAAGAAACGTTGGTCTATTTCAACCGCCTAATTGACCTTTTAAAGGATATTTATCATGGAAACGATCCGGCTGGTATAAAGCTGATCAAATTTAATAAGAAAAAGTAGAGGGAATAATCCCATGAGCTATACTAAAATAATAGGTCGCATTAAAACTTCTATTTCTGATGGCCACAATGTAATTTCTGGGGAATACGATAAGCTTCTTAAGTCGGTTGAATCTGATCTTAAGGAATTGGTTGGCTGGAGTAGCTAACGATTATAAAAACAAGCTCGAGAAGGCAAAGGCTGAATGGGAAAGGGTTCGCCAAGAGATTGATTCTCTTGAAAAGTCAAGAGACAAGCTTAAAGAAAGGGAGGCCGCCGTTAACGAAAGGCGGAGGGAGGTTAATAAGCGGGAAGAGAATTTGGCCCAACTTCATAAGATTCTTGAGAACAAGCGTAAAATGCTCGAGGCTAAAGAGCTGGAACTTAAAACAACAAGGCAGCGAGTGGTATAATTAGAATATGGCCATATCACGAAGAGACGAACAGCGCGTTCCTACTCTTATCGCAGTTGATTCAGCTACCGGGCTTATTCCTACTCCGTTGGAAGTTGATTCTTCTAGCGGCGAATTGTTGGTTAAACCATCGCTTCCTTCTGGCGCGGCCACTGAAGATAAGCAAGACGACATTA